GTTGCCCCCCTTGGGGGGGGGGCGCCGGAAAACCCCCGGCGGCGGGTGGGCGACGCGGGCCGCCATGAACTGGGCGTATTCCAGCGTCATTTCCACGGTTGCGGGGTTCGCCGCCGGGTTCTTCTTCGTCACGAAACGGCCCACGGCCTGCAGGTCTGCCGCCGTGGTGTCCTCCAGGCCGGACAGGTCCACCTCTGTGTACGTCTGCCCCTCAAAGGTGAAAGGCTTGTCCAGCTTCATAACCAGGGCGTTTTCCTCCGCCGCGGTGTTTTCGTCGTTCTCCGCCAGCAGGGCGGTGTCCATTCTCTTTTCGTCGCTCATATCAGCACATCTCCTTGATCTTGGCCAGAACGTCCACGCCGTTGACCTTGTAAACCTCGTTCAGCTTGTCCAGTTCCACCACGGTCTTGCCGTCCACCTCAATGAGAATGTAAAGAGTGGTCAGCGTGATCTTAGTGTCCATGGAACTGCCTGCCTTGACCTTGCCGGTGGTCAGCTTTCCGCCGCGGCCACGAACCACCACACGCATGGGTCTGAACTCAATATCGCCCTCGGTGTTGGTGGTCTGCTGTGCGCCGCGGATCTCCAGCTGCACGGCCTTGGTCATGTCCATCATGTCGGCGGTTTCCTTGTCCAACAGACGGAACGGGATTTCCAGTTCCTGATTGCTGAAATAGCCCACGGTGGGGTCGTCGATCTCACCCAGGATCCCGGCGCCGGTCACGGTTTCGCTGGACGGCTCAAAGTCCGGCAGCGCCATTTCCTCACCGACGCCCAGCAGGCGGTTTCCCTTGTTGTAGACGTTGTAACGATTGATCTTAGTGGGGATCGTGTTCATCTTTATTCACCTCCGATTGCGCTTTTCAGGGCGGCCACGTCATATTCGCGGACATTCTCGATATATTCCGCAGGAATGTACGGGGCCAGGTAGGTGTGTGTGGTCAGGTGGCCGTCCAGCAGGTTGGTAACGGGGTTTTCGTCGCTGCGGAACTCCACGCGGTAACCGGCGCAGTAGTCGCGGGCAACGTAGCCGTTGCCGATAATGTTCTGGCTGTCCACAATAGACTGGATCAGGCGCTTATTGCCCGGCTTGTCAACTTTCTGGAAATAAGTCCGAATGAAATTATTTCCGTCCCAGTCAAAGAAACGGCGCACAGCCCACCAGCGATCTTTCGGATCCGTGGTGGAGGGATATGCCGCGGTGTTGTTGCCCCAGGACTTGAACCCGTCGGCATTAACCGCGGTAATGACGCCGTTGGCGTTCAGCACGTCGTCGGCCTGCTGCTGATCCAGCGCCACCGTGGTGCCGTCTTTCAGAACCGTGGCGGTGATCCGCAGGTCCTTATTGGACGGGCTTTCATAGGGCACGTCTGCGTTGTTGGCGTCCGTGTAGGCCGTCAGGGCGGCAAACATGGCGGAGAAATAATATTTCTTCTCGCCCACGGCCACCATGGGCCACAGAGCCGCCGCATGGGCGGAACTGGCGCCCAGGGCTTCCTTGGCGCCCTTTACGCTGGTGTAAACCACCGCGCCGTCACTGTCCGCGGAAATGTCCAAAAGGCAACTGCAATTAAAATTGCCGTTGATGTTCTCGGTCTTGGCCTGGAGGGCTGCCGCTACGGTGGGGGTGTGGCTCCAGCCGGGTGCCAGGATCAGGCCGGGCACCATGCCCAGGGTGGGGTAAATCTGGCGGATCAGTTCCAGGCCGGTTTCCTTGCCGGTGGAGGTGTCCACGCCGCCCACAATGTCGGCAGCGGTCACGCCGGAGGGTTTCAGGCTGGTGCTGCTCACGGTCAGACTGCTGGCCTCCTTGGCCGCCGTGGAAAGCAGCGTAATGGCCACGCTGCCGTCGTCCTCATGTGCCGCCTCGTAGTCGCTGCCGGCCACCAGGGTGGCGCTGCCGTTCTTCACGGTCAGGGTGTTCAGCAGCACATATTTCTTGTCATACAGCACCACGCCGTCCACAACGTCGCAGCTTTCCGCCTGGTTCTGCGTGACGTGGGCCGCCTTATTGGGATCCAGCACGTTCACCAGGATAATGGGCGCAACGTTGAAAACCTGGAAACAGGCGCTAATGCTCTGGCAAAGGGTGAAGTTCTCGAAATCGTCCGAATAGCCGACGGCCTCCACAGCCTCCTTGTAGCTGTAAACCAGCTTTGGGGTGTTGACCGCCGCCGCGGGGTCTTTCGCCAGGTGAATGGGCGCCGTGCCGAAAATGACCTGCAGGCCAGCGCTGCCCTGAATGGGTACGGTCAGGCTGGTGGCCTGCTCGGTGTTATATACACCGTGTTTGTATGCCATGTTGTTCTACCTCCTGTTTAGTGTTTGACCTGTACCAGACGATACAGGCGGGAAATATGCCCCGTGCCGCTCCGCAGGTTCTTCATGGCCTCCGGTAACTGCTCCAGGGGCACCACCAGGCCCTCCATGGCTGGCTGCTTCACGATAGCCTCCGCCAGCGCGGTGGGGATCCCGTTGGTGTATGCGGTGTACTGCTTCGCCACGCCCGGAATGGACGGGCCGCAGTAAACCACGGTGGTGGCCTGTTCGGCCTTTTTGGGTTTCGCCATTATGTTTCTGGCACCTCCTTGAAAATCGCCGGCGCGTAGAACTGCAGCCCCACGGCGGCGAAATAATACGGGTGTGTGTCCTCCTCCTGGGTCGCCCACCGGATCGGGTGCTGTGCTTCATAGCGGTTTGCCACGATCCCGTCACGTTCGTAATGCCTCACGATCTCGTTGACAATGTGGAGGGCGTCGCGGTAGCCCTGGCGGTTCGGGTCCGGGTCGCACACGCAAATGACCATGACCACGTTTACGGTCTGCCGTGCGTCCTGCGCCGTCACCTCTCCGTCCGACAGTTTCACGGCCACAAAAAGCCCCGGCGGCCATGCGGTCGCGGGGGCTTTTCGGAGATTTTGGGACTGTCTGTTCACAGTCTCTTGTAATTAAGGAGGAGTGCTCAGGTTTTTATCACAGGATCGGGCTTTCAAGGTCGCCAGTATCAGCGATGCCGTGCTTCTCGGCGTAGCCGGTCAGCATCAGGGTCAGAGCGCCGTCACCGGTCACGTTGCAGGCGGTGCCGAAGCTGTCCTGCAGGGCGAAGATGGCCAGCATCAGAGCAGTACCGGCGTTGTCGAACATCAGAACGCCGGTGATCAGGCCCAGAGAAGCCATGACAGTGCCGCCGGGCACGCCGGGTGCGCCGATAGCGAAGATGCCGAGCAGCAGGCAGAACAGGATCATGGTGCCAACGCTGGGCAGCTTGCCGTACAGGATCTTGGAAACGGTCATGCAGAAGAACACCTCAGTCAGCACAGAGCCGCACAGGTGGATGTTTGCAAACAGGGGGATGCCGAAGCTGACCATGTCCTTACGCAGGGCCTTGCTCTTGCGGGCGCACTCCAGCGCCACACCCAGCGTAGCAGCACTGGACATGGTACCGACAGCGGTCAGGTAAGCGGGGCCGTAGTGACGCAGCACTTCCCAGGGATTCTTGCCGGAGTAAGCACCGGCCAGCAGGTACAGCACAGCCAGCCAGATGTAGTGACCGGCCATAACGATGACGATGATCTGCAGGAAGGCGGGCAGCTGATGGGTGATGGTGCCCTCGTAGCTCAGGCCGCAGAAGGTGGCGGCAATGTAGAAGGGCAGCACGGGGATGATGACCTTGCTCACGATGTCCAGCACGATGTTCTGGAACTCAGCCAAAAAGTCGCAGGTCAGCTTGCTGTTGGTCCAGGTAGCAGCCAGACCCACCAGAACGCTCAGCACCAGAGCGCTCATGACGCTCATGATCTGGGGAATGTTCAGTTCAAAAACGACGCCCGGCAGCTCGCGCAGACCGGCAACGTTGTTGTCGATGGACAGGTGAGGGATCAGGCCGTAGCCGGCGCCCATGCTCATGAAGGCTGCGCAGACAGAGGATACATAGGCGATGACGATGGCCACTGCCAGCAGACGGGAGGCGTTTTTGCCCAGCTTTGTAATGGACGGGGCAATGAAGCCGATGATGATCAGCGGTACGCAGAAGGTAATGAGCTGACCCATGATGTACTGCAGGGTCACCACAACGCCCATGGTGCTCTCGTTGAACAGCTGGCCAAGGATGATACCAACAAAAATGCCCAGCAAAAGCCGGAAGGGCAGACTATTGAATAGCTTTTTCATAACTTTAGTACCTCTTTCTTTTTCCCCGGAAAGGGGCTGGGTGGGGAGACTTATTCCGTCTCCGGGAGGTGTTTGTTCAGCATCAGATCAAGGATCACGCTGTCGCTGGTGCCGTGGGTGCTCAGGGTGGCAAAGTTGTCCAGCGTATATTCCACATTGTGCTCCACGATGCCGTCGGTGCTCTGCACCCGCACGCCGCGCACACCCATGGCAGCTGCCTGACAGGCAGCGTTGACGCAGGTGGAGATCTTCAGTGCACAGTCGGCCTTTGCGCCGTCGCATACCATGCCGGTGACGTTGCCCACCATGTTCTGGATGGTGCAGCATACCTCGTGGTAGCCGCCGCCCAGCAGATAGGCAATGCCGCAGGCTGCGCCGGTGGCAGCAACGGTAGCGCCGCAAAGGTTGCTCAGGCGGCCAAACTTTGCCTTGATGCGGATCGCGATCAGGTTGGAAAGGGTCACGGCGCGGAGCATCTTCTCCTCGTCGATGTCCAGCCAGCGGGCAGTTGCCACAACAGGCATGGTAGCCGTGATGCCCTGATTGCCGCTGCCGGAGTTTGCCACCACCGAGACCGGCGCGCCTGCCATACGGGCATCTGCACCGGCAGAAGCAATGACCATGGCGTTGGTGGTCAGGTCGCGGGTCATCAGCCCCTTGCGGCAGTTCAGTTCCAGATTGCGGCCAATGGCAAGGCCGTATTCCTTGGAAAGACCCTCGTTGCTGATAGTCGTGTTCACCTGTACGGCGCTGCGGATGATGTCGATGGGATCGTGCATGGGGTCCAGCTCTTCAGTGCAGTAATCCCAGATGGAGCGGACGGTCAGAAATTCTGCGATCTGCTCCGGGGTCACCACATCGCTGTCCCCTGCTGCGGCGGGATCGGCGTGCTGCTTGTCCAGCGTCGCCACGCCGTCCTGCTCCACCAGCACCACGTTGGTGTGCAAATCCCGCACCACCGCGCGTCCGGTGTGGCCGTCAGAAGTGACAAGTACTTCAACGTAGAGCTTCTGCGGCACCTGTGCCACCTCTACCTTGACCTTGCCTGCCTTGACAAGGGCTGCGGCTTCCTCCATCTGCTCCCGGGGCACATAGTTCATGACCTCCAGCAGGTGGACAGGGTCGCCGCCTACGGCACCAATGGCGGCGGCGTAATCCATGCCCTGATACGAGGTGCCCGGAATGCCTGCCGACATGGCGTTTTTGATAATGTTGATGCTGGCGCGGACGGTCACAGCCTCTACCCGTGTGCCGCCCGCCTTGCGGAGTGCTGCGCCCGCCTCTGCGGCGGGGGGGGGGGCTGCGCCGGGCTCCGCACAGCCGGGGGGCCGCTCCATCTCACTGTTCAGGATGCGAACGAACATCTGTTTATCCATTTGGTTCACCGTTTCTTTTCTTCCCGTGCGGGGGAACTTACTTTACAGCAATGCACTCGATCTCCAGCGGAGCGTCCTTGGGCAGCTTGCCCACCTGCACCCCGCCGCGCGCGGGGGGGGGGTGCGCGCAGAACTCACCCCACACCCTGTTTCTCT